CCCAGGGTATTAACCCCTCAATCTCTGTCAATGACCATTTATGATGATGTATTAGGGAGAAATTAGTCTCGTAGTATGACTCAAGACTAATATATCCCATGCTTATCCGAAAAAATCACCCAAACCTTCCAGAGTAACATCACTCACTACACCAGTATTTGGATTTGTTACGGTTACTTTGTGCGCTAATTTAGGCATGGTTTCAAAAAACTTGTTAATTTTTTGAAACTGTTCGGAAGTCATTGAATCCAAAAATTCTAGTAATTCTTTTTTACTACAATCAGATGCTTCCCACACCTCTTCTTCATTACAAATTTTATCGATACAACTGGTTACAACATCATAAGGATCAACAGTTTCATTCTGAAAATTCTGACGCAAGAACATATCCATCGATGGATATTTCATTTCAATAGTTAGACTATCATCAACTTCTACACTAGATGAATGACCTTCTGGAAACTGAACTTTGATGTCATCAACAAGAACGCTTGTAGTTGTCGAAGTTACTTCATCATCTGGACAAACTAATGAAATTGTAATTTCTTCACCAACAGACTTGCCTCTGATGTTTAGAAAAAGATATTCAATATCAAAAGATGCTAGATCGTCAATTTTAATTCGACTGATGAGACAGTTTTTGATAACTGTTTTCATCGCATTTGCAATTTCTTTTGGATCCTCAGTTTCACTTGCTAGCATCAAGATCTTTTCTTCTTTGACTAGAAAAGGTCTATATTTTACTGGTTTTCCGCTAGAAGGAAGTTCAAGCTCATAGGTAGGTGCAGTAATCTTAGGTAAAGGCATAAAATTTAAATCATGTCAGTATATTTATTTATTATAGCATAATATCAATCATCGCTTCCACCACCCTTACTTCCACCACTAGCAGATTTACCAGCTTTAGTTGCATTTGGATTGAGATTAGCGGCGCTTCGTTGCATTGCTTCATTCAATTCAGCACTAGGAGTAAAGAATGGACTGTCACCTGTGGTAAACGCACCTTCAAATTTGACCCTATCGCTGATAGCAAAAATCTTATTGTCATATGGATTTGAATTAGAATATATCTTCGATATATCATCACTAAGATCTAAAGACATATCACTATTCCATTGTCCACCAACTGTTTGAGAATCAGGTACTGCTGCATCTGCTGCAGTTTGTGAATTTGATGATGCTGATTTTTCTGTAGAAAGTCCACCAGTATATGAAATCGAAGTTTCATATGCAAAATTAACAGTCAATTCTAGTAAACCATTTTGACCTCCAGAAGATAGACCAAGATCACTAATGTTTAGTGGGAATGCATTATAAATTTCTGTAGTTAGTGAGCAACTACCATCTCTTTCAAATTTTTTCAAAATAATCTTAGGATCAACATAATTATCATAATAATTCATTCTAATATCCCTTCTAGGCATTGCTGTTGGAGATGTTACAAGATCATCTTCTCTTGGAGAAATTTGCTCCATCCAATAGTAAAAAATATTATATAACTCCATACCACCCTCAAGAATAAATGTCATGGCAAATTCATTGAACATTCTGGTGTGAGCATATTTTCTACTTACACCAATCGCCATATCACCCATCATGTCACCAGTTGCATATGAAACTCCAGGCATGGACATGTTAGAGATGAAAAATTCAGAAAATTCATTCAATCTCTTTACCTGATTTGCATCAGTAGCCCACCCTTTATTGCCAGCGGTTAGACCACTAAAAATTGCTTGATATCTATTATTAGACGCTGGTCCTCGCGCTAATAGTTTTTTTATGGTTGGATATGCCATAAATACTTTGAGAGTTTGTAATTATTTATCTTGGCATATAAGGGAAAATACCAACCCTCATATCCCCGTAAGTACAAAGGTGACCCAACGAAAATCATCTATAGATCTTTATGGGAAAGAAAGTTCATGGTATGGTGTGATAAAAATACAGGGGTATTACAATGGGGATCAGAAGAGATCATCATCCCATATAAGTCTCCCGTAGACAATAAATGGCATAGATACTTTCCTGATTTTTATATCAAAATTAAAAACAAACAGGGAGTGATAGAAAAATACTTGATAGAAGTAAAACCTAAATACCAAGTAACTGGTCCTAAACCTGGGCAGAAAAAAACAAAAACTTATATCAATGAAGTGAAAACCTACGCAGTCAATAAAGCGAAGTGGGCAGCTGCAGAAGAGTTTTGTTTAGATAGAAGATGGAAATTCAAGATAATCACCGAAAACGAATTAGGTATTAAGTAATGGCATATTCTCGTGCTGAACAGAACGCACATAAACCTGCTCAAAAACAACCCACTGGCGAATTTTATGGTCCTGGTGGAGATCCCTCTGGTTCGGGTAAAGGACAGGCGCAACAGAAACCAAAGGAACCCGAAGCTAGAGTTAATCCTCCAGGTGGTGGAGGTGGAGGTGGATCAAGTCAAACTACACCAAAACCAGCACCCAAGATCGAGAAGAATGATCCAGGAAAAGATTTTCTAAAGAACTTGGGTAGTAGTCCTATTTTGAAATATCCAAATGATCTATTTGAGGATACAACTGATTATTTGAAAATTGAAGTATTTGAATATGAACCTTCACTTAGTGTAAACTTTAGTGAAGGTTCACCTAAGAATAAACTAAAAACTTTTTATTCTTATATGCCTGGCAATATAAGCACGACTTACTCTCAGAGATGGGGTGAGGCAACATTATCTCCAAATGGAAGATACATTCTAAATGCTGCTGGCATGGCGATTAGAGGTGGAGCTGCTGCAAAAGGATCTGTTGGTAAATATCTCCAAGGAGCTCTAAAGGGATCCGAAAGTACCTTCGCTGCTGCACAAATTGCTAAAGGTGTTAGTCAATTCGCTCCAGGCACTCAAGGTCTAGATGCACAATCTATTCTTGGATTGTCACAAGGATTAGGTATCAACAGCACCGTTGAAGTATTTTGGGGTGGACATGGTGGACATAGAACAATGTCATACACTATCACCATGGCACCAAGAAATGAAAAAGAAACTACGGACATCAAAGATATCGTAACGATGTTCAAGGTTGGACTTCATCCAGGAAGTAATGGTGCTAGTGCAGGTAATGGGGTCTCTAGTAGATTTGTTACCTACCCATACATGTTCAAAATTGCATACATGTCTGGGTCTAAAGAAAATGAGTTTCTAAATAAGTTCAAAGAGTGTGTCTTAGAGAGTTTATCTGTAAACTACACTCCAAATGGAGGGTATTCAACTCTTCAAAATGGTTCTCCTGTAGCAACAGTTCTTACTCTTAATTTCAAAGAAATCAGACATATCTACAGAGAAGATGTTATCGACACAACCTCAGGCGGTGGAGCAGGATACTAATGGCATACTTCGATCAATTACCAGATTTACTATACGCATCCAAAATCAAAAAATCAGGTTTTGGAGAGTATCAAAAAGTAAAAAACATCTTTAGGAGATATAAACTTAGAGATGATGTAAAGAGGTTAGCATTTCAATTCTACAAATATCAAATCCCTTTAGATTCTAGTCCAGAAAGAGTTGCATATGACATTTATGGTGACTCGGATTTATACTGGATTGTTCTACTTGTAAATGACATTATAGATCCATATGAGCAATGGCCATTGGATACAGAAACTTTAGAACAATCAGTTTACAGTAAGTATCCTGATCCTGATGGGGTGCATCATTATGAAACATATAAAAGATTTGATTCTGCTGGAAATATTGTGATGAGACAGGGTATTATTGTAACTCCTGGATGGCAGCATGAATATTTGTATTCTGCAGAACCAACTGTAAAGAGAACTTTGACTTTTGGTAATGACGCATACTCAGTATCTAATTGGGAGTATGAAGAAAGATTGAATGATGAGAAAAGAACTATTGAACTTTTACATCCAGATTATGTTGGTGCAATTATTGCTGATTTTGAAAGAATCACAAGTTACGAATCTAATTCAGATCTAGAAGACGACGTAACTAAGAAGACTGCAATTGACCTAGTTAGAAAGTATTATTAATAAAAAAAGAGGGGTGGTCAACCCCTCATCGTTAGCGATATTCCTATTCGTAGAGTGTCGCGCACGAAAGAGCGACACAACTATTTATGCATCAGCAAGGCGGGCGAAATAGGAGAGATCAGCATCCTCGTCGTCTTGGAAAGAAGAACTAGGAGTGATGTCAGGTGCATTGAAATCTGCACTTGCCTGAGACTCACGCTTGGAGAACTTAGGAGTGTAGGAAGGTTCTGCAGGTGCAGCATACTCTTCCTCATCGGTCACTTCCTCATCGATCTGCTTCGAGCGACCTTGACCCAGAACCAGTTTCATACGTGCTTCCAGTTGCTCAAAAGTCTTGAACTTGTCAGGAGCAACCAGTTCTTCCAGAGAATACTCAGTCTTCCAGAGTGCTTCCAGTTCATCATCGTCTCCACCAAGTAGAGGAGTAGGGCGAGCAAACTCGGATTTGTCGTAGTTCCAGTAACCAGCGACCTTACAGATCTTCAGTTTGAAGTCAGCACCTTCCCACATATCGAAAGGATTCACAGGGGACTCATCTTCAAACTGAGGTTCCATTGCTTCAGTGATCTTATCAAAGATCTTCTTACCATAACGGAACAGGAAGACTTTACCTTCGTTTGCAGGATTGGCAGGATCCTTAACAACATAAATGTTGCTGTAGTAGGAGAGTTTACGCTTCTGCTTACGAGCGATCTCCTTGTTTGCATCAGAACCACTGTTCCACAGTTCGCTGTTATACTGCGACAGAGGATCTTGCTGACCAAGAGTGGTCAGAGAGTTTTCAATGTACCAACCACCAGGACCTTGGAAGGAGTGGGAGTACAGTTTTGCCCAAGGGAGAGATTCACCATCAGGGGCGGGGAGGAAACGAATTACAGCGTAACCGTTACCAGACTTGTCCAGTTGCGGTTTCCAGAGACGGTCATCACCGTTGCTGGAACCAGAGGTTTTCTCCAGTTCGTTGGAGAGTTTCTGGAAGATGGACTTGTTGTTTTTCTTGAGATCAGCGAATGACATTGGATGTTTTGGATGTAGTGGATGTTTTGGTTTGCTACTGGATGATCGTAGCATAGTATTTAGGTGATGTCAAGCAGCGCGTTGTAGGTTGCTTTTCATCTGACTGAGGATGCCTTCCATTTGGACGAACAAATCATCAATCGTGGTGTCTTTTGGGATTCCCAAGGCATAAGCGGTCTGTCTCATCTTACTGAGCATCTCCTTTGCCTCTGAGTCTTCAGACAGTTTGATTCTAGCATGGAGTACCCTCTGCTTGTCAAGTAGTTCCTCCATCTTTGCAATTAATTCAAGTTTCTGGTCCGAGGTCATCAGTTGATAACGCATCGAACAAGACATAATTTCTTCTTGTATTTGTTGAATTTGTGCTGTTTCAGCACGTACTATTTCTGAGTCAAAAAAACTCATGCTACTTTTCTCCTGACTATGTTTACGTATTTTGAAACATCAACAGAGACAAATGGTTCATACTTTGACATTTTCTTAGAAACTGTCATCCATATCGGGTCAACCAAAACCTTATCATAATCTTTTTTGAAATTCAGAATTTTATCCAGAATAATCAGCGTCTCTAATGATACTTTGCCTGCCAGATGCTTTCTAAGCAGTGGTGAATGTTGTGATCCTGTAGATTTTATCGCCTTATCCAGATCATCTTCTAAAATAAGATCTAGGTCATTTGTAAATGAATAGGTCATACTCTCCCTTCTCTTTTTCCAAGAAAGAAAGTTTCCCTCTCCGTTACGGATAATTTCTCTAATCCACAGTTTTTTTGGATCTGTGCTATAAACGAAATTTGAAAGAAAATATTCTATGATTTCTTGATCTGTCCTCTTTCTAGACATAGATTCAAAGAAATACCTATCACGTCTGGTTTTGAATGTATCTTCTTTTGCAGATGTCTTCCCTTGATACTTAAAATAGTCATATGATTCACTAGTAAAGTGATTTTTCAATGCCAAATAAGTCTTGTAACATTCAAAACCAGTCATTTTCATAATGGAAGTTTAGCCTTAGTAGTTCGCTTCAAAAAGTTTAGTTGGATTGCCTCATATTTGAGTTTCTCTTTCAGAGGCTTTGAAATAAGTTTAGATACTTTCTCAATATCAATCTCATTCTCTTCACAATAATGCACTACTGCATCAATATAATTAAGATCTGGTTCTTCTAATACCAGTTCTTCAATGTCTTTACTAAATTTCGCTTGGGTCATAAATTTTTCTTCAAATAATTCGTTTATGTCTTTGTCATTTGCCATTATGGAAGTCTAGGTAGTCGGTAATATACTCTTTCAGTAATTTCATGTAATCAAGTTTGTTTCTCTTCTCATAGACCACGACATCACCATTTTCGCAGGTCATGAGAATAACAATTTTCTTGATGGCATGACCAGTACGTTCAAAGTACATCATACCATATGCCATACATTGCACAAAATAGTGCTCAATCCAGTTCTCAGGTTTTTCTTTTTCTGCAGTCTTGAAGTCAATGACTGCTAGTTCTCCATCAAATTCTGCAATACAGTCAACCTGTCCTGCCAGACATAGATGGTCACTATAAAGAGTACCTTCAAGAACGTGGATATTATTTATACGATTTAGAGTAGGAATCGCTTGCTTGAATAGATACGTGGGAAGAGGGTCTGCTTTCGGGATTGGCATATTTTTTAGATGATGCTCAATCAGTAAGTGTGTGGCAGTCCCTCTTTTAGTAGATCTATTTGTTTTTCTATTAGCAGCCTCTTCGCCCACTCGTTTACGCCAGTCAACAAAGATCTGGCGATTTTTGTGGGAGGTTACTGTGGTGATTGACGGATATCTATTACCTTCTGGAGTTACATAAAAACGTAATTGACCATCCTGAATTCTATTTAGTTCTTGAAGGTCAACATCAATATGGGTGAAAGTCATAAACCAAGTTGGATTTTATTAGCAATGTAACTTTTAACAAGTCCAGAACGTACAATGTCCTGAATACCAAATTCAATAGAAGTAAACTCTTCCATTACCTCTAAGATCTTCATGAAATCTAAAATACCATTTCTTTCATGAGTTTTGATGAGATCAGTCTGAACTGCATCACCACAGAACATGATCTTAGAATTTTCACCAACACGGGTGATGATAGAATCTAGTTCATGGAAATTTAGGTTTTGGCATTCATCAACGAGTAGAATAGCGTTGTCAAATGTAGTACCACGAATGAATGAGGTGCTCCAGAAACTAATAGTTTCTTGAGTTTTGAGATTACCATAAAGCATCTCAAAAGTTGCATCATCAGGCATTTCAAACATGTATTTTACCATATTCTTGTATGGAATCTGGTAAAGAGAAGATTTATCTTCATGGTCTCCAGGAAGAAATCCAATTTCTCTAGTGGGAACTAAAGAACGAATAATGTAAATCTTTTCATATGGTGTAGTTTCATCTAAAACGTCATACAAGCAATTGTATAACGTAATGAAAGTTTTACCTGTTCCAGCAGCGCCATATGCAAATAAGTTTTGACCTTTTTTATAGGAGTCAAACAAAACTTCTTGATTCTCTGTGAGAGGTTTAATATCGACAAGCATGTCGAGATTAATTGGTTTTTTACGTCTCATCTGCTTAGAAGTCATAGCATTGATGTCAGGCGTATCTTTCTTCCTTGAACGTGGCATAAAAACAAGTTTTACTAAAGGGTTTTGACTTTGGAACCAGGCGCACCTTGCGCTTTACGGAGAACATCGTTCCATCCTGGAGCTTTTTTGCGAAGAGAGTCTTGCCAATCCCCGACTTCACCTGAACCTGGACAGGTGGATGGATCAGACCAATCTCGATCCCAATCTGGGTTGTCTAGTTTCCATTGATCCCACTCATGAACAGAAAGTTTTACTTCTTTTTGTTCCCCCGTCAGTTTATTAATAACAGGATAGGTTGCCATAAATTCTCCTCACCAATAATTATTTAGATTCGATCCATTCAAGTGCTTCTGCCACAATCGGAAACTGTTCACAGAATACTTCCCTACAAGCCTCTGCAATGTCCATATGCTCCTTCTGAGTACCATTTGCAGACCTCAGATTAATATAATGAATCCATGATCTGCATGAACCTGTCATGTAGATTCTGGTTGGTGTACAGAGAGGAAGCACCATGCGAGCACACTCTTTTGCCACACCACGTCCCAACATTTGTTGGTATAGTGCCAGAGAAGAATCAAACAAAGTTTGCATCTGAAGTTCCATATTCTGAACATCAAATGGATCTAGGTCATCGATTGAGTTCTGACGATTCTTTGTATCTTGACGACGTAGTTCTGGGAGAGGAATCTTATCGAAACCGAGCAGAGATGAATCAGCGTACCGTTGTGAAAATTCTTGATATGTGAAAGAACGGTGACGTAAAATTTGAGCCGCGATAGCACGGGTAGTCTCAATTTCCAGAGTCATAAAACTCTGTTCAAAAACTGACCAGTGATTATGTTTGATGCAATACTTCAGTAGACCCGCTACATTCGGATTCGCCTGATTGTTCGGGTTGCTCACTCTCGCTACATACCCCATCGTCTGCTCCGCTTCGGGAGTCACTGACACTAGTTTGACTGAGTTTGTTTTCATATTGTTGTGAAAGTTTTTCTAGTTCGTTTCCAAATCCTCTCGATTGTGAGAGAACATTAATGCGATGCAGATTTTCATACTGCCTCAGTTGTTTTTTCATATAAACAACCTCTTCGTTTGTATAAAGAAGAGGTGAATCATATGCCTTTTTGATTGTTTTTTTGAGATCCTTGATTATTGGTTTTAGCATAAAAATTAGTCGCAGTATCCATCATCATCGTCATCACACCACTCAGGAAAATTAGATTTTTCTTGTTCGTAAATATATGCTGAAGGATCTGACATAACTTCGCATTCCAGTTCTTCAACTAGATCTTTCAATCTTACTATGATTCCTTGAAGTTCTTTCTTGTCCATGGGGATGACGTAGACGTGTTTTATTATATACAAAAAAAGAAGGGGTGTCAACCCCTTCTATCCGTTCATTTGTTGTAAGTGTGTCCACGATAGCAGAAGGTGCCGTGAGTCTCAGACTCTTCACCATGCTTGCACTCATACTGAACACCACGATAGGATGTCATATGAATTTGTGCGTCGTGAAGTGCAGATGCTTTTTCAATCTGCTTCTTGATCATGTTAAGTGTGTTCATGGGATTACTCCTAAAGAAATGGGTGAATTTAATCTCCCGTTCCTTCAGTCGTTTGCGTCCTTGTTATCAAAACAGGTGGGATTAGTATGTTCCATCCAATGAAGGGTGATATCCATCTTTTCCACAGGCGTGAAGAGACTACTCTCTTCCAACCCCTGCTTTAACCAATGATAGTCTTCACACCTAAGAAAAAGCTCAGGTTCGATATGACTAAAAAAGATTAATGCTAGTGATAACATAGGATGAACGCTCCGTTCCGCGACTTACTTGCGTCTCATTCGCTATTCGCAAACAACGAATGGGATGAACGATGGTATTATTATACCATACTATTTATGAGATGACAACTGTATAATTTGATACAAAACCCTACAAACAAAAAAATGGCGGAATTTTTTTTCCGCCATTTTTGTAACCAAAAATCGAATTTTGCTCAAGTAAATGGTCTTTCATATTCATGATGCACCTGTCGTTGTGACTTCAATGCTTGTACCATATAATTATATCCCAAACTAGGTTCTGCATCACCACAAGTAAATATATCACACACTGCCATTCCTTCCTCTGGCCAAGTGTGAATACTAATATGACTTTCTGCTAGTAGAGTGACTGCGGTCACTCCCTGTGGTTCAAACTTATGAGAAACAGTATTCAAAAACGTAGCGTTTGAAGCGGTTGCTGCTTCAAACATCATGTTCTCAATGTACATTCTGTCATCAAGTAGTTCAACATCACACTCATACAGAGTGAAGAGAATGTGTTTCATTTAGATGGTTGCCATAATCGTGGATTTATTGTTCCGTATCCTAAGGTGATACGTTTAATTACATTTGGACCAAACTTATCATAATAACAATCAAATAGATCTGCCATTTTTTTACAACGAACAGCATCAGTATAAGTTTTTCCTTCCAGTTCATAGGTAATCAACCTACAATCTGTCGGAAGACTTTTGTCCTTATATTGATGCTCAGCAGCGTCTACGAATAAAATATGACAAGAATACTTTTTCTTTGCACTCTCAAATTCAGATTTGTTCCATGGTTTCATTAATCATTCCCAAGATAGGTCTGGATATGCTTTTTTGATTAGATCTAGACTGATACGATACTTATCAGAGAGTTTACCTTCTGCTGCAAGTACAACATTCTCTGCATCTTCTTTATGAATTGCAGATAGAATTTCGCAGTAACGTTGACGGCACTCTTCATTTGTACCCTTCATTTTACCGCCACCTTCAGTAACTGTTCCCAGTTTTCCATACTCATCATGCAAAGACGATGGTGGGTTTTCAGTTTCTAGATGAGCGATTGGATCAAACTCAACTAGTTTCATTGCTGAATGATAGTTGAGGAGAAGTAGAGTAAGCAGTGCTCCACTCCTATACTTTTCCAAGTTCTTCAACTTAGTTTCATCTTTACGTGCTCTAGATACTTTTTCCAGTGCTTCGTATACTTCTACTCTTTTTTTACTCATGACCTACCGCCCCAATTAATTTGTGGAAATGCTTCTTCTACAACTGCTTTAGTTACACGATACTTATCTTGTAGGGACTTGTCCTTTACCAGACAGATAAGTTCTGCCTCTTCAGCATGTAGACCTTCTAACATCTGAATGAACAGTTGCTCACGTCTCATTTGCTTCAGACTATTATCGCCACCCTTCACAAAACGGAACAGGTTACGATGTTCTTTCAGCAAACGAGTGTGTTCGGTTCCTTTTGGTGCATCATTTGGTCTGAATGGTACTTCACCGCTAGGGATAGCAGACTTGACACTCTCATCAAAATTCCAGATGAGAAGAGAACGAAGTGCTTGAGTATTAAACTTCTGCAGAAGTGCAACCTTTTCCTTCTTTGTTTTTGCATTAGAAACCTTTTGAAGAACTTCAGAAATTAGAAGTTCCTCAACAGGCAAATCTTTTCGTGTGGCAGGCATTGATAATTCTCCAATTCAATTGTTTACAGTATAACATTCAACCTAATATAGGTCAATCATCATAATATTCGTCGTCACTTTCAAATCTTAGAGTGAGGACTTGATTTTCAATTACGTTTCCTTCAGAGTCATAAAATTCTGGGTGAGTGAGTTGTCTTGCTGCTTGTTGTTCTAGATTCTCATGATAGTATAAATTACTCATCCAACCTACAACTAAACCAACGACAAATGCTCCTAAACTAAACAGTGTAGCGAAAACTAAGATTGCTGCTGTTAGCATCTCTCTCCCTCCTTTATTCTTTATTCAATATCAAACGAGAAATGAAATGATAGTTTTTTCTTGAAAATTTTCATTCCAAATTCCAGTTCAAAAGTTTTTTTCTTTTCTGGTTTGTCTCGTTTTGATAACATCATCTCTACACCTTTATTTAGAGGTGTATTTTCTTTTTTTGTTTTTAGACCCTTTCTTCCTTCCTGGTCTCCTTTCTTTTTCGTATTGAACGGCATCTTCTATAATTTTGTAGAGGTAGTCTCTTATCTTTCTGGCTTTTGGTTTACCAAGATAATGATATGCAGGACCAATTGTAGTATCTTTCATACCTTTTTCAAGGTATACTGTCAACTCTTCAGCAATGCTAGTAATACTAGCAGCAGTTGATGATTCAATAAACTCAGTTGTTTGTTTCTTGGTGTACTTATTAAGTTTCAGAAGCTGATAAAAATTCAGCAAATACTTATCTTGAGTAAAGGCTACATCTACTGCTCGTTCTACGAGATAGTAAATGTCTGTTTCCATAATTGTTCTCAAATGTAGTTCTTTGATTTTAGAAACTTGATTGTCTCTTGCATTCCACCCACAATCTGATTGTGTTCTGTAGGTTCACCATCAGTACCTTTGATATACTCAGTATATATTACTCTAGGAAAAGTAGCTCCAGGTCCAAACCTTTCAAAGAATTCATCCTTGGTATAGTCTCCCCTTTCCAATTCGTAAGCAGTATATCTTAGGTTTAGTTTGTGCATCACCTCTTTTGTTCTATCACAATAAGGACATCCTGCCTTACTGAAAATCGTGAACATATACATCGGAAACGCTCTCCTGAATTAATGAAATTTTATGTCTAAGATCATCGATACTAAGCATGTGATAATAACCCTGCTCATACCTAGCCTCTAAAACTTCAGAGTCTAGTTCTGAGTTGACGTAAAGAAGAAAGAGTAATTCCTTTATAAGTACGTCCTTGATGTTAGAAGACATGATAGTACCGAAGGGAGTTTGATTTTAGCAGGTGATCTGCAAGTTGTCAATTATTTAGCATCGTCAAGGTCAAAACTTGCCACCTTGTTCAGAAGCATATTATTTGTAACTGCAAACATCTCGTCAGCAGGTTCAGAAAGACCATCACTTAGAGCATCATACATTTGATTATACTGGAAGTTGATGTTGAAATAATCATGGTCTTTGATGTAACTTTCAATAGACCAACGACAAATGATTCTTTGTCCTTTTGTTACTGATCTGAATTTCAAGTAAGAAGTTGAAGGAACAACTAGTGCCATACCAACAGGAAGTTTGTAATTAACTTCTGCTCCACCACTTCTAACTACAATCTCACCATCATCATATTCTTCTGGAGCGTTCATAGCGAGAACAATAGAGTATTCTCTAGTCATACTCTCTGTATAAGAATCATCCCTATGAAAGGTCCAGGAGGAGTTACCATCTTTAGAAACATAAACAATAGGGATACTAGTTCTACGTGGAACAACTAGTGATCCATAAGTTTTATTTGAATTCAAAGATCCATATGCATAGTTAGTATATGATCTGAGTTTTTCCTCTTCAGCATTTAGATCTAAAGAAATAAATTTATTTTGAGGATCTTCTTTCCACCCCAATTTGTTTGCCTTATCAAACCACTCGGCGGTCTGTTCTTTAGTATAGAGTTTACAAGTGTGTGCCATTAGATAAAGTCAGCTCCATTTATTTAGTAATGTATCCATTTTCTTCCAACCATGCCCTAGTCATGGGAGTGGGTGGGTATTTCTTCCACATCTCGCCCTCAGCACACGCCTCAAGCGCCTTCATGGTCATTCCCCCTGTCTTACCCGCCCAAGTCGCTTCTGCCTCCCAGGGGACCGCTGAGGCAGGGTAGGAACGCTCTGTCATATCACGCCATAATAGTGGCACATCTTCTTCAGGTTTGATAATAGCAATCATGCTATTCTTGATGCTACCTGCCATGCAGTCTTGTGCAGCGTGCCACCCTTCGTGACGCATGACGGTCATCATCACATTAGGACGATGCACGTATCTTTTATTGAGATAGAAGGTGTTACTTACAGTATGGTAGACACCACGATGACCAACGGGAAAATATTTTTCAGGTGCAAGATATACTTTAACGCCAACATGACTAAGAGCATTCAACATGCGAGCAAATTCATCCTTGACCAGATTCCAATCATAATGTGGGAACATCTCTTCCAATTGATCAGCACCCCAGAGTTGAACGATATCATCTGTACACTCTTGTAAGATCATACACCCCAGAGCATCCATGGTGTAATATCCCTTTGTTGGTTCTGCCATTGCTGGTGTGGCAAGTAAAATACCTGATAACAAATATTTGAACATAAAAAAAGAGGGTCTTTAGACCCTCTGATTATAACATGTCTTAGGTGATTCTGGCAATGGATTCCAATGCCTGATTACCCCCGCGACAATGAAACAGTTAGTGACAAAATAAGTGAGAAGTATAACAGTGCGTATGATAGCAATGTAATCCGCATCTTGTTTGGATCTTCCTTCTTTTTTTCCGAGTGCATAACACCACAGTCTCCACATATCAGAGAGCATTACCTCTTGGTAAGACTTCTTCAGGGAACACGAACGATTCGTGTGGTTGATCCACTGGTGCCATCCAGGCACGTAGACCTTCATTCAATAGGATGTTCTTGGTATAGAACGTCTCGAACTCAGGATCTTCTGCTGCTCTCACTTCTTGACTTACAAAGTCATAAGCACGAAGGTTAAGAGCAAGACCAATAATGCCAATGGAAGAGGTCCAAAGACCCATAACAGGAACAAACAGCATGAAGAAATGGAGCCAACGCTTATTGCTAAACGCAATTCCGAAGATCTGTGACCAGAATCTGTTCGCAGTGACCATCGAATAGGTTTCTTCTTCTTGTGTTGTGTCGAATGCTTTGAACGTGTTTGCTTGTTCGCCATCTTCATAAAGAGTATTTTCTACAGTGACACCATGGATTGCTGAGAGCAATGCTCCACCCAGGATACCAGCAACTCCCATCATATGGAAGGGGTTGAGTGTCCAGTTGTGGAAACCTTGGAGGAACAACAGGAACCTGAAGATCGCCGCAACACCGAACGAGGGGGCAAAGAACCAACTAGATTGCCCGAGAGGGTAGATAAGGAAAACGCTGACAAAGACAGCAATCGGACCAGAGAACGCAATAGCATTGTACGGGCGGATACCTACAAGA